TTCTTCGACTAAGTCCATGTTATCAATTGTCAACGCGTCAGCGATACTTCTCCCTTTCAACCATTCGGTAGCGACGGATGATGATGCTATTGCAGAACCACATCCAAAGGTTTTAAATTTTGCGTCGATAATAATATTGTCAACAACCTCAATTTGTAATCTCATGACATCACCACATTCAGGAGCCCCAACCAAACCAGTTCCTACATTTATACTAGATTTATCTAAAGTTCCTACGTTTCTGGGATTATTGAAATGGTCTATTACCTTATTTCCGTATGCCATAGTATTTGTTTATATGATAAATATCACAAAATTAAATCGTCTAAATCGATATTATGTTCGGATATGATTTCATGTATCTTTTCAAACACTAACTCAAGAGCATCGTATTTGTCAATTTCCTTACCTTCCATAGACCACTCCAACCCTTTCTTAGTGTTGTGAGTAATCTCCCATAGGGCTAATGCCAAGTCTAACGATTTTACTGCACGTTTGTGTGCATACGCATCGTCTGCGTCATTTAAATCATACTCTATTTTTGCCTTCGCCATAAGTCAGTTAGTTTTTTAGTTGGTCTCTTAGTTTTATAGTTACCGTTTTCGGTTTCTTCTAGTAATGGGGCCCTCCAAATCTCGTAAGCCATCCATAAACCCGAAAAAATCATTAATAATGCAATATACTTCATATGAATATTTTTATATTGTAAAATATTGCGTTTTCCAAAACTGCCACCATTTCTTTTTTTGAACTGGTCTACATTCTGAAAACGGATTATTTCCAAATGAAACCGAGTTTGAATATTTTGAAGTCAATACATTTAAAAATACCTCATGATATTTTTTTGGTATTTCATCAAAATCCGCACTTATATTAACATTTAAATACTTTGGTCCATCCTCTGTATGAACGGTAAATTGTTCATTCAAACTAATAATGGTGCTGGCCTTTATGTTTAAGTATTTTGTTCCACCTAAATTTAGGTCACCACTAATATGTTTCTTAAATTCTTCGTCTGACATTTTTACTCTGTTTGTGTTGCTTTTATCAATTCTATTTCTTCAACCGCTTTAGGGTTTATTTCTTTATAGATTTCCAAAGCCATTTCATATTTACCAGCGTCATTAAAATATTGAATTTCTAAACTATCAATTTGTTTTGATGATGATATTTTAAGTTCCCGATAAACCCTATCTTTCTCAAAATATTCAAACGTCATGATTACTAAACCTAACAATGTCATCGCTAACCCCGCCCTAAATTTAGTCTCAGTTGTCATTAGTCTAAATTTTTAATATCAGATAATATTTTTTCCACATCTTCTTCGGAAAGGTAACCAAGTACGTCATCTGTAATTGGTGTACTATATGATATTTCTCCGTTTTTACCAAAGACGGCCAATTCATATAAACCATTTTTACCTCCATAGGTGTGTTCACCTTTTACAATGCTAGCTCCGTATCCATTTGGAAATTGCACAATACATTGTTCTCCCATTCCCATTGGATGACTTAGGAAATTTAATTCGTTGAACACTGTTGTGTCAAAGTTGTTCTTTGGTCTTTCTGTTGTTTTCATATTAAAATATTTCTTCAGCAATTCCTAAAGCTTCAGCAAATATGAATAACAATGCCGAACTTTTAAAATCGCCATTAAATAAAAAATAACACGCTCCAAATCTAATAATGGACTTAATAATACTAATCCAAAAATGACTATTTGTTTTTGATTCTTTCTGTTGCATAATCTAATATAGTTAAATTTTCTTGGATTTCAAAATTTCTTGTGAATTTAAAATATCCTCAACGATTTGGATTCTTTCACCAATCCATCTCATTACATTTACTGTCATTGAGTTACCAATAATACCTTTTACATTGGAATATGATGGTTTCTTACCATTAATATTGAAATCAAGATAATCATCTGGAAATCCTTGAAGTCTAAGTAATTCCTTCTCGGTGAATTCGCGGATACCACCCTTATCAACCCAATAATTAGAGGTTGATTCCTTACCAAATCCATCGGTTAGTGTTTTAGAATATGATTTGGTTATTGTACCTGCGATTCTAATTTGTCCGAGAATACTTTTGGTACGCTCATCCCTCTCTTTGATAGTCTCTTTTTTAAATTTCTTAAAGCATCCTTCGTCAAATAGTATTGCTGCAGGGACTCTCCAGTCGGTTCCACGATATCCAACAATGTAGACTCTTTTGCGTCGTTGGGGAACTCCGAAATATTGGGAGTCGAAAACCCGATAAGCGATTGACCTTTTGGTACCTTGAACAACACCTCCCCCACGATTGATTTGGTCTGGTCTAAAATCGACACCTGTGAAAGAGGAGATGATGTTACACAATCCTTCTTTATGTTTTTTGTCAAAAACACTGTCGACGTTTTCCCATACGTTGTACTTGGGAGATTTTGCGTCAAGAATTGTTCCATATTTAATGGCGAGTTGAGCACGTAAGTCATCCATTCCTTTTCTGAGTCCTGAATTTGACCATGCTTGGCACGGTGTGCCTGCGACAAAGACGTCGAAATTTGTTTTTTTGAATTCTTCATTGTCTAATAAATTTAACATGTTTGAATAAAATGGTACTTCCGGATAAAGATGTTTAAGAACTTTCTGTGGAAAAGATGCGAAATCACAAAGACCTTCACATTTCCAACCAAGATGTTCCCAAGCGACGGTTGCCGCCTCCATACCACTACACGCCGAGAAATACGATAGGGGTGTTGGGGTTAATGTTTTTTTCTTGTTCATTATTAATAAGTTAGTTTGTTAAACCAAAATTAGGAATAATTCTTGAAATGCCAATAAGATTTAAAATATTTTTTTTAATTGATTATCAATGACTTATAAAGTCATATTTTTCCTTTTTCCATTCCATATTTGTGTACTTACTAAATCTTTCACTTAAAACATCGGTGGCGTCGTTAAACACGGATAAAACGGCGGTATTCGCCTTTCCGTAGGATTGTATCAACTTACCTTTTCTGTACTGTAAATTGATTCTTTTTCTTTTATGTTGTAAGGCAACAAATATATATAATGATCCGTGTTGAAATTGTTTAGACATACAATTTTTCATATAATACCCCTCTAATCTAAATTCATCTTCATTTATTAAAACTTTAGGTTTAAAGATGTCGTTACCTATTTTTATGTCTTGTTCAATATCATTAATAAATTCTACCGGTAAATCATATTTTACTTTATAACCACGTGCGAAATGAAATTTAATTCCTGACCAATACTCCATATGATTTTCAAACTCACCATCGGTCTTCGCTTTAAATTTTAAAACAACCCCCTTTGATTCCAATAAATCACGAACGATAAAAAGTTTATTAAGAGAATATACCAATGAATCTGTCTTAATAGATTCTGTCTCCCAATTGTTAACAATTTTTACCATACAACTTTTTTCTGAATCATTTTTTAATTCGTGTATTTTATTATTTGGTGGCATATCATAACAATGAAGTTCCCATGCAATTTTTTTAAGATATTCAATATGATTTTCACCAAATAATTTGCACAAATAATTTAACGAGCCTAAATGTATTGGTCTCTCTAAAGTTTTATTAAGACAACTTATTAAGAATTTTGATTTGATTCCATATGAATCTAAAACCGACGGTAGGAATTTACTATCATTTTTTAATAACCATTTCTTCTTTGGGTAATCGTTTTGTATATCGAAGTATACATTGTTATGACCCTTAATTCCTTTAACGTTTAAATGAAAATCAACTAACATATCATATAAAAAGTTGACTTGATATTCCCCTTTTAGTATTTTATTTTTGGTATAGTCGGAATTAAATTTATGTTTTATCTTCTCACATATGATGTTTAAAATCTGTTCAGTACATCTTGTGTACTTAACACCCCAGTAACCAATTCGTTTTTCTCCTCTTTCAAAACCATTTTCCGTTAAATCTAACAGTAATTTAAAATCGTTTTTTTTAATTCTTGTTGAGTTTCTGAACATCTTATCATCGGTAAGATTTTCATTTATTATCTTATATGTGACTTGTAAATCACCACTATTAATATCGATATCTAACATATGTTCAAACGTTACATTTTTGTTTGATCCATATCTTTGATAATTAAAATGATAAAGACTTGTGTAGATTAATTTAGTATCATCCCCAAATAATTTTAAATCACAAATTGATTTTGAATTACTTTTGGTTTCTTTTTTTTCTTGGTAGTGTTTAAACAATAAATCCATATAAAAATATATATGGATTGGTTGATATTGTGTAGTTTAAAAGGGTAGTAAATACCTATTAACGTCTCCCATAACATCAGTTAACATTCTTGGTTCTCTTTGTTCGGGTTTAACTTCTATTCCATTTATTTTAATAAGAACTTTTTGTTTACTTATTGAATTTAATAATCCTAATCTAGCGTAACTCTTTGTTTTCTTAGTTAATTCAACGACCGCCATTGCAATATCTTCTGGTGGTTGAGCATTACAAAAATGTCTTGCTTGCATTAATGAACCGGTTTGACAATCAAATTCACATGTAACCCTATCCGACTTATCTTTAGTTCTAATTGACACTATAATTGACCTGTCTTTATCGGAATATGAGGCAACACAATGATGCATAAAACTACCTTCCTCATTATACTCTTCTTCACGTTTTAAAATGTAAGGATAAAATGTTATATCTCCGTAATTCTCATTACCCAAATCAATTTTTAAATCTATCGGTTTTTCAACATCATTAACCATCTTATCTGAGAAAACATATTCAACAACGTAACCCTTTTTAATCATGGACATCATTTTAGATAACTCACTATGTTCATTTCTAAAATCATCGTATGTTTTTGCCCTCATATGTAAATCAGGTATAAATTCACGTAACTTATCAATCATTTTGAAGTGGTCCTCCAAATCGTTTAAAAAATTATAATTAACTAAGGTTTCCATTTTACCTAATAACCTTTCATACCCTCTAACCGAAACGCCCAAATTATTAATAATTTTAACAATATTTTCTTTTTCAGAATTTAATACGTTGAGTTTATTTTTCTTTAATTCTTCAGCAAATTTAGATTTGGGATAACCGAAATTAATTGAGTTTTCATTAGTTGAATTTCCAAAGTGTTCTAAATTTATACTTCCAATATACTTTGG